TGGCCACAAGCCAGATGTCACCGCTTTCGTCCTTGACGAATTTGGCGTTGGGTGTTTTAGCATGGTTGGTGTAACGACCAGCAGGCGTGCGCATACCATCAATGCGAGCTGGAGCAATGACCTCATTGTCATCGACTGGAGCGCTCAAGAAGACGCCCTTGCCCTCAATGGCTGAGTCGCGCACTGTGAACTTCGGCGCAAAACCGCTTGGCATGGCAATCTGGTCATGAGGATTCTCAGACTGGGCGCGGACAGAGGCGGGTGTGAAACCGGCCAGTCGAACTACGAGTTCAAAGTCCTCACGGTCCTCACGGCGGTGGTATGTCTCAAGCTGCTTGGCAGCTTCTGCGTGTGCTTGCCATGTGGCGCTCTTGTCGAGGAACATTGCCTCAAGTTTGTCAATGTCTCGCTCGTCTGTGGCGTAGACGTTCTGCCAGATGCAGGTCTCAAGTACGTACCCAAGCTTGCGCCCAGGTTTACCCACAAAGATCATGGGAGCTCGCAGCACCTTAGTCTGGCCATCGTCACCGACTACGGCAACGGAGCCAGTCAGCATGATGTTGAGGTGGTCGAATCGCTGGGCGTGGCCTATGGCAAGAACGCCAGCAGGCAGGGTGACTTCACGGATGTAGATGCCAGGGCCGAAGTGGTGGACTACTGGGCACTCGACTTGAGGCAGGTCCAGGAGATGTGATTCAACCTGCTCGATCTTGGCAGGGTCCACAATGTTGTGGGATTTGGCTTCAGCCAGCATTCAAACTCTCCTTGTTCAGGGCGGTATGAGCTGCTGGCTGCTCGTTAGGCTCAGCTGCTGTAGCGTCTAGCACCACAGGTGGCCAGATACTAACACGCATCTGGCCACGTTGTAAACCATCAGGTTATTTCACGACCACTGGCTCTGATTGTCAGCGCTGTGGCAGCACTGGCAATTGTGGAGATAAAGCCACCAGGCTCTAAGACCTGGCCCACAAGCTCTGGGAACGTGTAGGATTCACCTGGCGCAATGGCCTGAGAATCCACAATAAGATTGTCAACACCGGCAGCACCACCTGAGGCCACAAGGTTCACACCGATCGTGACATTACCAGTGCTTGTGTTTGTGGCAGTGAATTTGTCTATTGTGGTCTTGCAACTAATGGCCGTGTATTGTGTGGTCTGCGCAGCTTCAGCTTGCTTTGATTGAATGAGAGTTTTTACGAGGACTGGCATGATGTTCTCCTGTTAGATATGTTCGCCCCACTCGACTACGGCGTCGGCAGTTGCGGTTGCGGCAGTGCATGTGATAACGAGGTAGTCTCCTCGAACAACCGGGAAGACAATTTCATTGGGCCAAGGGTTTGTCACTTCGCGCGGGACAGCCGCCTCGACAGGCACGGCAGTCACAAGTCGGAGTAGGGCTGTGTTCACAGCAGTTGCCCGAACGGCGGCTGGGTTCATGTCAGGCGAATCACACTCGACAAACGACCCAGAGTTGACGACCTGGTACGTGGCCCCTGTAATTGCAGCAGGGTTGCGTGTAATCCAGACACGAAAGACGGCCTTTTTAGAGCAGTTGAGGCTGATTCGCGCCAGAGTTAAATCGCGCGTGTTAGTTCGTAGTCCAATCAATAACGGCTGTCTGACTACAATGACCGGCGTGTCAGTAGTGACTGAGACGTTCGCCGCGTAGGCAGAGCCATACTGAAGCTGCTCATCAGAACCATTCTCGGACGTAATATCAACGCATCCGATATTGATGCCGACGTCTTGTGTAGTTCGCTGCGCTGCAAACCGACATGGAAGTGCCGGGTTCTCCAGTGATAGAGCTGTTAAAGTGCCAAGCAAACTAGCGGTGTTCACTAATTGCAGATTGACGAACCACTTGTAGTTACCGACGCCGCGCCACTGGTACTGGATGTCGTAGACGTTGCCCTTTTCCACATCAAAACCAGCCACGGCAGAGGTGTCGATCTCCTGCTCGTAAGTATCAACACCGCCAGACCGTAGCACGGCGTACAGCTTGCCGTCTGCCTTGAGGCGGAACAAGACTCTATTCTGGTCGGTGCCAACGCCCCATTCCCTCACACCATCGTTGGTTTTATTCGGGCACCATAGCGCGGTCGAAAGCAAGTGCCCACGATTTGGTTGGTAACGCGGACAGACACGCGACTCAAGCACAAGCGCGGTGTTCGTGGCGGTTGTAAGCAGGGTTCCTGCTCCGTTGCTGGATACGATGTCGGTTGATGTGTAGACCTGCGCACCGTTCTCGTACATAAAGAACTGCATCGGGGGAATGTCAAATGTGAACATCCCATGAAATAGTGAGTATGGCACGCTCATTTTTTGAACGCCCCACGCGTCCGTCACTAGATCGACGGTGCCGAGTAGTTGCTTCGGCTCAGGAAAAACGCTGATTGTCATATTGCCTCCCCGCCTGAAGCTGTCAATGTCACACCGGCAATAGACGCCGATGCCTGAATAGACGTTCCAGCGTCGAGTACCTGTGTTCCGGTCCACTGAAAGATGCCGTGAGCCGGTATAGACACAGTGGGAACCAGCAGATTGTCGGCACTGGCTATGTCACCACTTGGAACTAAGTGAACCGAAACCCTGGCTGCAACAGCGGCATCGTTGGCAATGTCCATCGATTTAAGTAGGTCGCGTGCAAACAATGGCGTAATCCTGATAGTTGTCAGTGTTGGTGACACACCTAACTCTGATGCGCCAAACCGTGTCGGGGTTATTCTGGTGAAAGCCATGCTAGTACCTCATGAAATTCTGGTTGTGGTGGTGAAGGGGCTGTGGCTACTAGTGCCAGTGTACTAGTGATGCGCAACGCTAATGCCATTGCCTCATTGGCCACAGCATCAGCATTACCAGCTTGGATACTAATCCCAGTCGTGTCAGAACTTGGAGACACCTCATCAACAACTTGAATGAGTTTCTCAAATTGCTTGATCAACTCGTGGTTCTTGAGGAACGTGGCAAGTTGATCGCGAGTAAGGTTAAGTTTATTCGTTGCCATGGTCAATACGCCAAAGGTTCAAGTTGCGCCTCAAGACGCACAAATGACATGTGAGCTTGACTGTCACCACGGAAGCGTTGGACTCGCCAACTGCGCATGTGGCCTTGTTGGAACCACGCCAAGCGCTTCTTGGTGTTGCCAGTTGTGCCAACTCGAATTGGTCTGTCCTGACTCCAAGACTGACCGTCGACGGAGTAGCTGGTGGTGATAACAGGATCTGTTCCAATGGCAACACGACCAGTCAAGGCGACCAATTCAAGCTCATTGAAAATTGCACCGCGCCCTTCGTTGTAAACAACGAGAGTGCCGAACTCCCAGCGAACAATCTGACCCCAATGACTGCTGACATCTTGGGACATGTAGCCAACTACTGAAGATTGAGGATCGCCAACCAACCACTTGCCATGAGCCCAGACAAAGTTTCTGGCTCTGAACTGGCTAAAACCTGCCACGGTTGTGGTCAACGTGAACCAAACATGCTCCTCAAGAACACCAGAAGCAGCTGCATCATAAACCAAGGTGCGATCAGGCAGATGGACGTACAGGTGCTGATGGCTCTTGTCATTTCGAGCTTCGAGCTTTACAGTGGCGAGCTGAGTTTCAGTGTACTGAAGCAGGATCTGATCGATCTCTTGAGTGCTGATCTTGTTTGCTGTGGCGTTGGCGCCAAGATAGATGCCAGGCTCCTCGTTGCGACCGCTACCAAGGAAGGCAATGGTCTCGACAAACACGCAGCACGCAAATGTGCCGACCACGCCCTTTTGGATTTGGGCACCGTCGATTCGTTGGAATGGGAAGAAGTCTCCACCAATGTTGTCAAACACCTCGATCGTATTGCGGTTGAGCGCGTAGACCTCATTGCGCAATTTGACAAGTGCCACGACAGGATCTGGGTCTGCTTCAGACGAGCCGTACTTCAGTGGGTTGACCTGCGTAGGATCGGCCAACTCTGTGATGACCAAACTTGTGCCGTCCGTCGTCATGAAGTAGCCGTCAACCCATACAACATCAAGCACAGTGCCAAGGTCTGGGTCACTCACTTGAGTGAGGGAACCGTTCCAGTAATACAACCTGCCTCCTGATGCAATGGCAAGACGGTCGAAGCTGTAGTCAAAGGACACCAGCGTGTTGATCGGTCCACCCACGTCGCCAAGCACAGTAACGACACCATTGCTCGCGACAGTCACCAACTTGGTACCCATGACGCGGTAGCAGATGCCGTTCCAATTGATGCCGCCTCGATCAACACCAGGTCCGGTCCCATTAGACACCAACCCGTCTGCCGGGCGCAGGAAGCCATTGCTGATGCCAGATTGTTTTGGCACCGGCACCATGTTGACTGGGTAGCTTGTACGCAGTTCAGGTTCGCTGCCTGCGTAGATGCCGTTGAGGATTGGGATCTGCATTCAGGTCACCTTAGGCAATGCGGTACCAGCTATTTGTGGCCGCGTAGTAGCGCACGCGGAAAAAGTCCTCGGCAGACAAGGTGGTTGGTACACCGTACGCGGCAGCCGCGCCGTTAAGCGCAAATGTGAACGCGGTAATTTGCTGGGTTGTGGTGATCAACAGTTCAGTGCCGTCGGGCGTCTGAGTGTTGAGTGGAGGAGTGACAGTGCCTGAAGCAAGAGTGCCAGCAGGTTGCAGAATCAACCACTGCTGCTCGCTCACTGGAGTCTGGACTGCCACGTTGAACCCAGTGCCAGGAGTGGCTAATTGGGTGGCCAGCGTAGGAGATGCAAATTGCTGCTGGAAGAACGCGAGTAGTTGGCCAATGGAAACCTTGCGCGCATCGCCGTTGTTTGGGACGTAGATGGGCAGCAAATCGCCACTAGAAAGCTGGCTCAGTCCTGACAGTTGGTTGATTGTTGGCATGGTGCCTCCTCAGTTAAATTCGATTGGCCCGTCTTGGCCAGCAAGCACTGGGTCGACAGGTTTGCGCAAGAACGGATCATCGTACGTGCGCCATGGTTTGTTACCAGCACCTGATGGCATAGTGCCAGGCAGCTGCTGCTCAGGTGGTAGTGCTGCACGCGACATCAGCGTGTCATACGTGGTTTTGGCAATGCCCTTGGCGTCAGGCGACACCGTCTTGCCGAAGCTTGGTGCAAGTCGCACACCTAGGTTGGTGTAGATGGCCTCATTGGCCGCGTCAGGTACATTGGTCTGCTCGTCAAGATCACTGTCAGTAGGATTCGATGGGATGGGGTAACCGAGGCGGATGCCCTTGGCGTTCCATGACGCCATCATCGAATCCAACCGGCGGAGAGCACTCTGCAGTTGCTCAGGAGTCAGGTCGAAGACGTAAGCCGCCAACCCGATTTCCTCGAAGGCCTGTGTGACGAATTGGCGCTTAGTCCAGCCCATGATTACTCCTTGGCGAGTGCTACAGTGATCGCGGCGCTGAGTTCAGCGTCGGTCGTCTTGGCCGTGAACTTGATGGCCAGTTCCTTTGCCTTGGTCTCGAGTTCCTTGCGGGTCGGAGGCGCCAAGTCTTCAGACTTCACAACTGCTGGTTTGTCCTGGGCGTCAATGGCTTCAGGCAGTGTGGCGAACCAACCATCGGCCAACTTGGCATCGAGGTCGGTCTGGTCGTTGGCTGCAGCATAGTCATACGTGCCACCAGCGCGGGAATGTGGGCCTTTGCCCTTGTAGACGAGCGTGGGGAACTGGTCGTCAGCAGCTTGAACTTGTTCTGTCATTTTGGTGTCCTCAGATGAATTGATCAACAGGTTGAAGAAAGGGGCCGAAGCCCCTTCCCTCAATCAGCTTAGGTTTGGCTGAACATCATCAAGCCGGCCATTTCAGGCTGCTTGCAGACCACACCGAAGAGAGTGTCCAAGCGGTACTTGGTTTTCATCGTGTCGATGTCGTAGAACTTCTGCATGACCAGTTCGATGCCCTGATCGGTGGAGGCGCGCATCACTGCGGTGCCAGCATCGGTCGGGACGGCGTAACGACCAGGCAGGATTTCCAGAGCATCCTTCTGCCAGAACGGGTTGGCATAAGCAGCCACAGTGTTCAGGAAGACGATGGCCGAAGCTGCCGCCTTGGTGTTCACCACGCAGTTCTGGTACTGGGCAGAAGCATCGGCAGCCACTTGGTTGCTGATGATCGGAGGGCTGATGACCAAGGTCGTGCCGCCAGCAGGTACGCTGATGACGCGGAAGGTCTTGAGCTGTCCGGTATCGCCCTTGGTGATGTGATGCACAGCATTCACAGCAGCGATCGTGAACGCGTCACCAGCAACCACGCCTGCCGAGGTCGACACGGTGATGGTCTGGTAGCGGTTGTCCACGTTGATCTTGCCGCCAACAGAAGTGCTGGTTGCTTGAGGCGTGTAGTAGTTGACAGCAGCATCGCGGGTGTCGATCGTGATACCAGCGCCACCACCTGCAGCAGCCACGCGGTTTGCGTAGTCGAGCTTGTACGTGTCGAAGGACGCGATCATGCCGACGTAGGCGCGGCGGTAAGCTTCCTTGGGCATGTCAGTCACGTTCTGACGACCAGCCAAGTTGCTTGCCATGCCGTTGTAGTCGCGCGTGCTGAGGGCCAGGTAGCGGTCGTACGAAGGCACGCCTTGCTCGTTCATGATGGCTTCGCACTGGGCGACGTCATCAAAGCCGGATGCAGCGGCAGCGCGCTTCACAAACAGAGTACCTTGCGCAGATGCCACGTTCATGAGTGCCACGTTGATGTCGCTGGCAAGCTTCTGCTTGGCGCTATCACCGAGACGACCTTCTTGCAATGCGTCACGCAGCTCTTTGGCGTTCAAGGTCCACGGCACAGTCTTGCTGAAGCCGATGGTTGCCGGCACAGACAGCTGGGTCATGTTCTTGTACAGCGCAGAGATGTCTGTACCAGGCGCACCGTCGATAGACGTGGCGATGTACGGCTGAGGACGCCAGATGATGTCGTTGGTACGCTCCATCATTGTCGAGTCAGTGGCGTACGTTGCCACGTTGCGGCTCAGGACCAAGGCGTCATTGAAGCCTTCGAGGATGTCTTCGAACGCGACGCGTTCTTCTTTGGAAAATGCATTTGCCATGATTGGCTCCTATTTCAAGATTGGTTTACTTGGCCGCTTGCTTCGACTTCTTGTACTGGATGACTTTGGTGAAGTCACCAGACTTTGCCGCCTCAGTGCGCAGCCGCTCGAGGGTTGAGTCCACAGTGCCAGACTTGTTGCCAGTTCCCTGGACAGTGCGTTCTGGTGCTGTGGCTGCTTTGCGTTGCGTAACTTTCAATTGAGTCTCCAGTTTAGCCACCGCAAAAGCAAATTTCACGGGGTCGGTGATGGTCGAGATTTCCTTCGCTTTCTTCGGGTTCTTGCCCAGCGCGTAGATGACTAATGCAGGGTTCTCAGCTCCTTGCAGCACGATGCCTTGCTGCGTGACATTGAAGACGTCCTGGGCTACTGCCTCGGCATCATCAAAGTCCTTGACCTTCAGCTCAGTTTTCGCTTTGCCGTAAGAGTCCAGTTTGGCCTGCCAAGCTTTCTGCTGCTCTTTCTGAGCGGCTTCGGCCTGGGTAGCAGCTTGGTCGGCTTCACGTTTCCGGTCGTACCAGGCTGTCAGTGCTTGCTCGAACTTCTCAGTGTCGTAGTCGTGGTCTTCGAGTGTGGGCTTCTTACCTAGGGCTGCCGGCTTGGTCTCAGCAGTCTTTGTGGCGTTGAGCTTCTCTTCCAGTTCACGGATGCGACGCTTGTCCTCGCGGTTAGTCTTGCGCAGTTCACGTACCCATTCAGGCGCTTGAACCTCTTCCTCGGTGGGCGGCGTTTCCTCACCAATGGTTACCACAACATCGTCGGACTCGGTGGCAGTTTCCTGGGCGCCTTCACCTTCGTTGTCATCGGACTGGGTTTCGTCGGTGTTACCGTCTTCGCCCTCGCCGTCCACAACCGTAGTTTCGTCTTCCAAGGTTACCACTTCATCGTCTGTTGCTGCTTGGCCGTCTGCCTTTTTGTTCATTTTCAATGACCCCATTCAAACTCACCCATTAAAGCGGCTGGGTGGAAACCGCATAACCAAGGATCTTACAGTGGAATGCCGTTCT